GGCCTGGAGTTCGCCGACTACGTGGTTCGATGGAAAGCCCCATGGCGCCGCCGCGTCATTCCGGCCCTCGTACACGTTGCCTGCGGCGCAGTGCCGTTCGCGCCCGCAGTTGTCTTACACACTGCCTGGAACTACCTTGCATGCTCGCCCCTCGTGGTCCGCTACCAGAAAACGCTGCCTAGCTGGGCTCATGGCGTCCTGAACGCCATCTTCCCCCGCTTCCGGCCCTATCTGGCGGGTCAAACCCCGCACCAAACAGCTGACCTTACGACGGTTAAAGCGCTTCTCCGACAAGCCGCCTGGGGGACGCCCCCGGTCCGATATGACATGGCACGCAAGAAACCCGCTCCCAGAAAACCCTCCCGCCCCAACCCTCGTCGCTCCCGCCGCCTTCGTGGCCGCGGTGATTACGACATTGGGGTGCAGGACATCGCTGACCCTGTACAGCGATTGGAGGCCAAACTGGACCACATCGAGCGACAGGTCTACGACAACCCCAACGCCCTCACGCACTACACCAAGGGCCTCGGGAGATGGGCAGGCAAGCAGGTCGGACGCGCCGCGATGACCTACCTGCCTTCCCTCTTTGGCAGCGGCGACTACAACCTGAAGGGAAACTCCCTGGTCAAGAACGCTGAGAACCTGGAAGCCAACTCTGTCCCCCAGTTTACCACCGGTAAGCGTGGTACTCGAATCCGCGAGAGAGAGTACATTGGGGACATCATCGCTTCCAGCACGCAAGGCGCCTTCAACGACCAGGTGTTCACCATCAACCCCACCAACTCCGCTGCCTTCCCGTGGCTGTCCACTGTTGCGTCCCAGTACCAGCAGTGGGAGCCCCATGGCATCGTGTTCGAGTTCGTCTCAACTTCCTCGGAGTTTAACGGCTCCTCCCAGGCCCTCGGCACCGTAGTTATGGCCACTAACTACAACGTGTACGACTCGCCTTTTCCAAACAAGCAAGTCATGGAGAACAGTGACTATGCCAACTCGACTGCCCCGTCGGACTCCGCTGTCCACGGCATCGAGTGTGACCCCAAGGAACGCCCCACCCCCGTCATGTACATCGAGACCCCCCCCGGGGGCCCTTTGCAACTGTCGTCGTTGGGCAACTTCCAGGTCGCCACTCAAGGCATGAGTGTGGCTAGCGTCACCCTTGGGGAGCTCTGGGTGTCTTACGACATCACCTTCTACAAGAAGCAGATCTCCTCTGCGACCGCTCTCACCTCCTTCTGGCAGGCCACGGCCACGACCGTCTCGGGCGCAAGCCCCCTCGTGGCCCCTGTCGTGACCTCAGGCTCGTCTGCCTACTTCACGACCCTCACCATTGTTGGCACCGGTGTCAACGTCTACTTCCCAACGGCTCAGTCGTCCGGGACGTATCTCGTGTACTACACCCTTGCCAGCACCTCGTCCGCCATCCCGACGCCCATCTCTCTCTCTGGTTGCACCGTCACCCAGACTCAGAAAGGGACCCCGTCGTTGGGCCGCGCGACGTGTACGCAGTCTATTAACATTACTGCTAGTGGGGCCGCCTTCCAACTCCCGCTTGCTAACGCCAGCACAACCTGCTGCCTGACCATCGTCCCCGTTGTGTCAGGCTTGCAGCTGCTCTGAGCCGTTTCCCTCGGACTGCCCTGCCTATCGTGGTGCACCCTGAGCCCTTGCCCAAAACCGTAAACACAAGCAAGGTGCCTGAGCGCATAAGCACTTTAGACCGGATGCCGCCAGCGTGCCGCGAGATACTGCACGCCACTTGCCATTGAGGCAACGACC